AAGAATGCTTCATCATCTTCTTTGACATCTTCGGCTTTAAATAATAACTCGCTTGAATCCGACACTCTGATATTATGTTCTTCTCCCGATATAAAATGAGATTGTGCCATCCAATCTTGTTTTACAAACTTGATGTAGAAATATCCTGTCCCATCTGGGATTTCTTCTAATACAATAGTATCATTTAATAGCAAAGTTCTCTCACCTAAAATATAGGCAATCCCTGATTTTACTTTTACGGTATCATCCTCATCAATATAGACTTTAAGCCCAGACAATACGCCATCAGTGAACAAATCTTTCATTCGATTCAAGACTGCTTCTTCTTTGGACAATTGTTCAAACTCAATATCTTCTAAGGTAGGTTGCATTCCTGAATAATATTTGGTTCTATCCATTATTTTCCTTTCCCTGCTACCATTGTAAATTCTGTAACTCTTGACGGTCGGGACATATTTCCTGCAAGATCAATCCCGACCGTATAGAGTTTATAATCACCTGGAGATAACGCAATATCGATTCGATGTTCACTTCCCGAAAAGTCTGTTGACTCTCCAAGTAATGTATCTCTTACCATATCAGGTTCTCTGCCACGCATGTGATAATAGAGAACTTTAATGGTATCTATATTATCACGACCATTCATTAATACACAGTTCCTGAAAGTGAAACAGAAGTTCCAATAATTACCTGACCATCTGATAAATTGTCAATTGATGGGGCAGTTGGACTTTGTGTATCTACTGTAATATTTAAGGGCAATCCAAGTGGACTCCAATTTCCAAATTTATCCTGCCATCTTCCCTTAAAAGAATGACTTCCATCAGTTAATGCAGGTGACAATGTAAACAGAGCATCTTCATCATGATGATTAGCACTGGTAACTGCAAATTCTTCATACGCATCATTTAATGCCTGTTTGTAAAGTGCAATTTTATTAATGGATGATAAAGCAGGTGCACCTACGCCAGATGGTGTTGGAAGTGACACAGAAACCTGTATTCTTGGTGTGCTGTCCGCTGTATAATTATCAGTTGAAGATAATCCTGTATCATCAAGTAAATCCACAGCAGGTGCTATGTTTGTTCCTGTTATCACATGAACTTTTCTAAATCCTGATAAGTTACCTGCTTGGTCTTCACCATTAACTTGGACTTCGTGATTTCCTGCAGACAAACTGACATTTGCCTGTGACCATTCACTTCCTGTGGGTGTTATCTCAGATAATTCATTTGCTCCATCGTAAAGATGGACTCTCTTGGTATCGTATGTTGTTGTTGACATGATATTCTCCTATTGTTAGTTCATGCAATTGCTGGTGGAGAAACTGTTCTGCCTTCCACCGTGATATTCTCACCGATAATCACCTGTCCATCCACAAGATTGGTAAACTCATTATCAATCAAGTTAAACGCCAAATGTCCTTTCGTATGTGCAGGTTTTAATCGGTCTATTTTCTCTAAAATCTTTTCAGGATAGACGGTAAATAATCCATCTTCATTAATTCTGTTATACACTTTTACCCAAAATAAAAACTCAGGTAAATTCAAATCTTCTGTGGAATATATCCGCATTTGCCGAAGTGGTGAATAATCTTCTAACAAAATGTCATCAGCATTAAATAAATGTGAGAGATTAAACTTGGCTTCTCGCTGTTGGTCATAGATTGACAACACAATCCATTTCTTATCATCTGCAGAGATTTCATATATAAAATCAACTCGTATCTCTGGAATAAAATGCTCTAAGTAATGTTTTATTCCTGCCTTTGTCCCAAGCAGTATTCTATAATTTGGATCATCTAAAAGTCGTTGTCTGTAATCATCAGTTGTTTCACCATCCTTTTGTGGTAAGATTTTATCTTCTCCGTGTAATGATAAATCATCACTTGTTTCTGTTTCATAATAATCTGTCGTGGTCTCTGCCTTTGAAATAAAATGTGAAAGCCGTGCCTTTAAGGTGTTTTGTTTAATGCTTGAAATCGCATCAGCAAATACGTGAACAAGTCCACGAATAATCGAATTACTCTTAATCGATTTCTTAAAGAAATTGGGTAATAACCACCATAGATAATCAAACATTACATCGCTCCCATTGGTGTTTCATCAGCAAGTTCTACTATTATCTCTGTATCCTGATAGGCTCTGCCTTTTACAAACTGTGTAATCTCAGCATTCTGTATCTGGATAAGTTGATCGGGTGATGCTGGAGTGGTGTTAGTTGGATAAGTTATTTCCACAGAATAGACTCCATCAATCTCCATTATTTTTGAAATCAGTCGTGAGCGAACTAAGGATTCTCCAATGACTAATAATGAATTAAACCCCATAACCGCCTGCAATACTTTATTTTGAACATCCATCTCTTCAAATGAAGCATATCGTTCTAATAAAATCTCAACATCCATTTCCTTTATCTGTGGTGCTAAAACATGCACTTTGGCAGTCAGTGGTTTTTTGGATTTCACGGTTTCATATACTTCCTGCAGAAGTTCTGGAGATGGTTCTCCCGACTCTGATAACACAAGCATTCCAACCGTTCCTGGTCCAAATGGAAAATCATCTAATATCTTTACATCTTTTACACCATCAACCGATAATCCCCACGATTTATATGCATTCACCGTTCCACCTACAGACAACTCATCCCACCGATAGATTGCACGATGACGCAAATCATCATCTGTTTCAGTATTGGTGCCATTTGTAATCTGCCATATACGCGATCCTGCACCGATATTCACATCCGTATTTGATACACTGTCAATCCCTGCAATATAGGTGGCTAAAATGCGAATTGATTCTTTGCCAACATTATATAAATCACCTTCTATTTCGGCTTCGCAAATCACATAAACTTCTGTGGTATTCGCTTCTAAAATCTTCTCTTCGATGGTTAGAAAGCGATATTCAATTCCGTCTGTATTTTTGGCGGTTTTTACAATCGTTCCAACTGGAATTGTGATGTTCTCATCTTTTGCTTCATTGCGAGAAAAAGTAATATATCCTGTCGCCTTTTGACCTTGTTTTCTTGTAAGACCGAGTTCTCTAACCTTTAAATCAAGCCACTTGCCGTTAGATGTTTGAATAAATCCACCTTGAGATACCGTTTTTACAAGCGAATAAATATCAGAAATCGCTTTAGCAATCACTTCTATAATTGTGCGAATTACAGATCCTGCATTTAAGTTAGTAATCGGTGTTTTATCCACAACGCCTGTGAGCATTTCATCTCTTACTTGTTCAAAGTTCTTTGTCATAATCTTAATTCTTCAATCTTCAATTTTCAATTAGATTAGGTTTTCCATATCATCAATCGATACTTTCCACACAAATGAAAAGGGATGGATATTATCACTTGACCGAAATGAGATATTTAGCCAAATATCTTCAGGTGAATATTTTTGTATAATGACTTCAATCGTTTCAGGTTTGATTCTTCTCTCATTCTCTAATGCATTTTCAACCGTTCGTTTGATTAGAGTTCTATTTAACTCTGTATCTGCTTGACCTAAAAACTGGAACAAAATACTTCCGAAATCACCGTGCGTAAAGACATCTCCAAATCCTGTTTCAAGCCGATGTCTGACATCTTGCATTAAACACTCACCACCAGAGAGTAAATCCAAATCACCCGTCGGAGAGAGTTTCAAATCTCCATTACCGTCAATTAGCAAGTCTTTACCTAAATGTTGCAAAATATGACCGCCTACATTCGCCTGTGTCGGCTTTTTATGATGAGTTTGGTATCATCCATCGGCTATTATTTGATGGTTTTTAACTCTTTGATGGCAGGAATGATAACGCCAACCACATCAAACATTTCGTTTGTGATGGCTCGCATTTCTTTTACCGTTATTTTTCCATCCTTTTTAGCAGACAGATATTTTGCATATACATCACGAGTCTCTTTGACAATCGTTCTGTATTTAAATGCAACCTGACTTACTGTAATTAAATATTTCCACATATTATTTTCCTCTCATTTTTAACCACGAATTACACGGATTACACAAATTAAATCTTCAATCTTAATTCTTAAATAATCCCCATTTTAAGTGGCTATGTTATTGTTGCAATGACCGGTGCTGTTTGTACTTGAGCAGATGGACTTCCTGCTGTGGCAACTCCAGCGACTGTAATCGTCATTGATTTAATGTAATCATCAATGGCAGTTGCAATTTCATCTGCCGTTTCTGACTTAGTTTTCTCTTCACTGCTTTCTAAGGCAGTCTCAATTGCTGATTTAAGCGATGCTTTTACAAGTGGCATTACGAAACCCTCCTATAATTTGGTTTCCCATTTTCAAATGTAGCGATGAGTTTTTCTCGTCTGTTTCGTTTGTGGGATATATGTATCCATTCACTTTTTTTTCGTTTCTCATAAATCACTTGGTCAAATGAAATCGATTGAGATGTTAACCATTTCTCGTGATTCTGACTGTATTCTGTGTGAATTTGACCACTTGTCCATTTCTTGGTGTTTGTTATAAATGCAAAGACATCAGAAGTCTTCACTCCTTTTACAATAAAATCTGATGCTTCTCCTTTGAGATGTTGCGAATACTTCGATCCACCAATCAGCCCATTTAACTTCTTACTTCTATATCCGCTGGTAATTATCACAGGGCAATTAAAATATTGCCTGATGGGTTCTAATACATCCTTGCAGAGTGCTTCTAAATTATAAATGGCATTCTCTGATGGTGTATTGTCAATCCCATTATCCATCGCAGTTTTGGATTTAGTAAATTCAGAGAGTTTAAAATGTTCGCTTAAACGCATTTAACCACCTCTGAGAGTTCCGTGCCTGATAAAGACTGAATAGGTGGTGTTGACGGTCCAACACCTGTACCGTGCGTATGAGCATTAAAAAGCGATTGAAATGTGTTTCCCTTTATCACTTGCTCCGATGCTGACTCACCTAAGTATATTTCAGGTGCATTGACATTTACTTTACTGTCACTTTCCACCGTAACCGTTCCATCGTCATCTAAAATTATTCTGGAAGTCTCAGACTCAATTAAAAATCTGTTTTCAAGTCCAGTCTCTGTTATAAATCCTTGAATATAAGGCTTGGTTGAATCTCCATCTAAAAATCCAACAATAACAATACTATCTACTGTTGGTAATGCTAAAAGTCGTGTGGTTGGTGTTGACCAAACCGACAGAATTTCTACAAATGGAATCACTGGATGTGACTCATCTTCTGGCTGAACATCACAAGTATATGTATCCACTTGGACCGCAACCACTTTACCTTTAATGGGTTGTTTCACATACTCCGTAATATCAGG